GGCTAAACTCACAAAAGCAGAGTATGCGAAGACTACGGCAGCTAAAAGAAAAGGACGAGCAGAAGGAAAACAGTTCGTTAAGCAGCCTAAAGCTATAGCTAAAAAAACAGCTAAAGTAAGAAATGCTGCAAAAGGTGGTTCCATCTCAGGACATAATAGGTTATACTAAGACATGGCAATTAAGAAAAAAGATTCAAGATTAGCACGTGCAGGTGTAAGTGGTTTCAATAAACCAAAGCGTACCCCTGGTCATCCAAAGAAGTCACATATTGTTGTGGCTAAAGAGGGTGATAAGATTAAGACTATTCGCTTTGGGGAGAAGGGTGCAAGCACAGCAGGCAAACCAAAAGCAGGTGAGTCAGCACGTATGAAGGCAAAGCGTAAATCATTTAAAGCTCGCCACGGAAAGAACATTGCTAAGGGCAAAATGTCTGCAGCATACTGGGCAGATAAGGTTAAGTGGTAATGGCTATAGGTAGGTCTGCGGTCAGCCAACAAGTAAGCAAACCTGGAAGAAAGGTAGGTGGTCGTAAAAGAAACTCTACTGGTTCTGCTAGTCCAAGAGGCACAGGCCAGACAGCTAGATTAAAGGCTGACCGCAAACAATCTGGTCATAACAGACTATACTAAAGGAGAACATGAATGGCAACATCAGGTACATATAGTTTCTCAATGGATATTGATGAAGTAATCCAAGAAGCAATGGAAATGATTGGTGGTGAACCTACGCTAGGTGAAGAGCCTCGCTCTGCACGCCGCTCTATAAACTTGCTCCTGCAAGATTGGCAAAACCGTGGCATCCAGCTTTGGACTGTTGGAACTACGGCGGTGTCCGTGACAACCAGTGTCACAGCCTATAGTCTAGACGCACACAACATTGATGTTGTTGAGGCAGTCATCAATAGAGTTGATGGTGATAATGGAACCGACTTACAGTTAAACAGAATTTCTATGGAAGAATACTTAAAGATTCCTAGAAAGTCTCAAACAGGTCGCCCATCTCAATATGCAATTCGGCGTGACCGTGATAATGTAATTGTTCATCTGTGGCCTTTACCTGACAACAGCACTGACCAACTTAAATTAGAAACTGTAAAATATATTCAAGATGTTACAAGGTCTTCTCAAAATGCTGATGTATCTCGAAGGTTTTTGCCATGCTTGACTGCAGGCACAGCATACTTTATGTCTATGAAAAGACCAGGTGTTGATGCTGGTCGAATCAATATGTTGAAACAAGAATATGAAGAACGGTTATCTCGTGCGCAGGAAGAAGACAAAGAACGTGTTAGTCTTCTTGTGCGTCCTAGATTAAACTACTAGGTGACTAGGGCATTAGGTGTTTGTGACGTATGTGGCTTTCGTTACAAGCTTCGTGAATTAAAAAAGAATAGCTACGGGATGATGGTTTGCAAATCAGATTACGAAGGTAAGTACGATAGGGTAAGTCATCCACAAAATAAAATAGCTAGGGTAACTGACGATGAGTCTGTATATGACCCAAGACCGTTAGTAAGATTACCAGTCAGCACGGTACCTGTATCTGCTTGGCTACCAGAGGATTAAAATGGCAAGAGGCAAATATAATAAAGTTCTTTGTGACGTATGTGGTTTTTCTTATTCAAGAACAGTAATGAAGAAAAACAGTTACGGTCTTTGGGTTTGTCCAGAAGATAACGAGAAAGGCTATGATTTAGTTAATCACCCGCAGAATAAAATTATATCTACTATAGACAGAAGTATGTTTATTAGAGATGCTAGACCTGAATTTAATAACGATAGAAACCTAAGTTGGGAAGCCGCCGTGTTTGATAACTGGGAAGATATTAACAAGAACTGGAATATAGTATAATGACAGATTTAACAGGTAAGAAGATTGCAAATACCTATAAGGATTTATTGCAGATTAATTCTAGTGCTACTAATAACGGCATAGATGGAACACTGCGCCGTGTCCAAGATGGTTCTGGTAATAACTCCTCACTAAAACTTTCTCAAACTTCTGCTGCCTTTACTGGCAATGTAAGTATTGCTGGTAGCCTTGTTGTTCAGGGTGCTTTCCAGCCAACCAATCTACAAACCACCAACATTATAGCTACAAGCATTACAACTCAAGGATTGAATGCTACTAATCTTATATTTCAAGATGTAAGTGTTAGTAGCCTACGCACTGGTGACTTGTTTGCAAATACTGTTAGTGCAGGCACAGTAAGTGCAACTAATATTGCTGGTACTAATATTACATTGGCAGGTGAGCCAGTAGCTACATCGGCAGGCTTGGCAACAGTTAGTTCAACTATGGCTACTAGTATTGCTAATGTATCAGCAGCATTAGAGACTCGCATTGCAGGAGTAAGTTCTACCTTTGCTTCAACCTCTGCGACTTTGGAAAGTCATATTAACACGGTTTCGGCTACCTTGTCAAGTACTAATGTGGCTTTGCAAACATCTATTGCAAATGTTTCTAGCACAATGGCGACAAGTATTGCCAATGTATCAGCTGCACTTGAGACACGCATTGCTGGAGTATCAGTCCTTGTAGAAACAAAGGCAAGTGCTGGGACATCTGCTACATTAGAAACACGTATTGCGGGTGTAAGCTCTACCTTTGCCACAACTTCGGCTACACTAGAGACAAGAATCGCAACTGTTTCTAATACCCTTGCAACAAGCATTGGCAATCAAATGCCCTTAGCGGGGGGAACATTTACTGGTCAAGTAACTTTTAATAATAATGGTTTTACAGTTAACTCCAATGCATCAGCAGTATTTAATGGCCCTATAAGAATGAACTCTTCTATACAATTGGGTAATAGCAGTGGTGATACTATAACTGGTGCAGGTCGTTGGGGAACTGATATTATCCCTAATAGTACTACTGGGAGAGTTTTAGGTACTGATAGCCTTAGATGGGACGAGGCATACATTAATAGGTTTAGTGGCGGTATTGATGGTACCAATACATCTGTTACAAACCTTATATATCCAAGTCCTTATGGAAAAGCTCCTGCAACTGTAGACTATGTAACCTCTGCTGTTGCTGCAAAAGCAAGTGTAGGTACGTCTGCTACATTGGAAACTCGTATTGCTGCAGTATCTTCTACAATGGCAACAAGCATTGCTAATATTGGAACATCGTTTGCAAGCGCAGGAACTTCTGCTACATTAGAAACCAGAATTGCAGCAGTGTCTTCTACAATGGCAACAAGTATTGGCAATCAAATGCCTAAATCTGGAGGCACGTTTACTGGTAATGTAGCATTTGATTCTGCTATTTCTGTTGTTGGTCAAGTGCATACTGCAAACGGAGTTAAAGTATCATCTTCATATCCTTATGTTAATTTTTCAGAAACAGACACAACAGATTTAAATTCATCTTTAATTAATAATGGTGGTAAATTTCAACTTGGAACAGCAAATAATAACTTTGGTAGTTTTACTTCTCGTTTTGAAATTGACCACTCAACAGGTAATGCTAACTTTACTGCCAATGTAACTGCCACAGCTTTTTATGGTGACGGTAGTAATCTTACAGGTATTGCAGCTGCAAGCGTAGGAACTTCGGCTACATTAGAAACAAGAATCGCAGGTGTATCTTCTACATTCGCTACAACCTCTGCTACTTTAGCTACTTCCATTGCGACTGCAGCCGCCGCTGCCGTGGCTTTTGCTATTGCATTGGGCTAACTTTTAGGGTATAATATTGACATGGCTAATTCTTTTAAATTATCTACCGCATCCTCTGTAGGCACAGCTGAAGTGTCTGTTTATGAATGTCCCGCAGCTACCTCGACTACTATTATCGGGTTGACTGTTGCTAACATTATTAACTCACAGATTGCTGTGAATGTAAAGATTAATGACGGTGGCGCTTCCAAGATTCACTTGGTTAAGAACGCCCCCATTCCTGCAGGCGGTACATTAGTGGTAGTAGGCGGCGACCAGAAGGTTGTCCTTGAGCCTACTGATGTTATAATTGTTCAATCAGATACTGCTTCATCTGGTGACGTAACGGTGAGCTATCTGGAGATTACCTAATGGCAATCAGTAAGATTCCTTCTGCAGGTACGACAGGCTTTGGCAGACGTAACCTGCTTATCAATGGTGCTATGAACGTGGCGCAGCGTGGGACTACAAGTCTTAGTGCCGATGGCTATATGGCGTGTGATAGATTTTTATACGACAGGGGTAATACCCAGCAATATACACCTACTTTTAGCACCACCCAAGACAGTGATGGGCCAGAGGGTTTTGCCAATAGCTTAAAAATAGACTGCACAATAGCGGATACGATAGCTGCTAATGAACTTAGTAACTTTCGTTATAGAATTGAAGCTCAAGACCTTCAACATTTGTTGTATGGAACATCAAACGCAAAAGCCGTAACTTTATCTTTTTGGGTTAAGTCAAACCAAACAGCAGACTTTAGTGTTGCTCTTTATCAAGACGCTGGTGTTCGTGCTATTGGCTCTACTTACACAATTAACGATGCCGATACTTGGGAATATAAAACTATAACCTTTGCTGGTGATACAGGAGGCACTATTAACGACGATAATGGCACTGGTCTTCAGTTTCTCTTTGGCCTGAATGTGGCTAGTGAGTTTAAAGGTGTAGATAACACAAGCTGGGGGGCTTACGTTGGCGGGAAATTCGCATATGGACACACAGCAACCATAGGCTCTTCAACATCTGACTACTTACAAATCACAGGCGTTCAACTCGAAGTCGGCACAGTAGCCACGGAGTTTGAGAATCGCAGCTATGGTGAAGAGTTGCAGTTTTGTCAGAGATATTTCTACAAAACTCTATCCACTCTTTACGGTGCAGACTATGGTTCAAACTCTTTTACACGAACCGAATTTCCTGTTGAGATGAGAGCATTTCCCACAATTACAGGCACGAACAATAAAACTGTTATTAGTACTTACCACAACACCCAGCGCATCCAGTTTTATCTTAGCGGTAATGCTTCAGCGTTGACTGCTGGTGCTACAGCAGATGCGGAGCTTTAATATGAATGAAATAACAATTACATCAGCGCAGTATTTGTCCGACCCTATCAATGGCGGCAACTCAAGCATTGTTGTAGTCATTGATAGCGACACGCTGTATGTGCCGCTTGAAGTTGGCAACCGCCACTATGACGAAATCATGCGCCAAGTAGAGGCAGGAACTTTAACTATACAGGAAGCAGACTAATGGCATACTTAGGACAAGGAGCAGAAGGTAACTTTACTACGACCAACGCTAAAGATACGTTTAGCGGTAACGGGTCTACGACTACCTTTACCTTGTCACAGCGTGGCACTGAAAACAATGTAGATGTCTTTGTAAACAATGTGCGGCAAGAACCTAATGTAGCCTATAACATTGAGGGCAATGGAACTTCACTGGTCTTTACTGCTGCACCTAGTTCAGGTACTAATAACATCTATGTAGTTAACCGTGGTCCTGCAGAGTTATCTGCTAGTCATCCTGCTACCCAGAATCTTGAAGCAGTTGATGGTACGTTCACTGGTGACCTGACTGTTGACACTGACACACTCAAGGTTGACAGCACGAATAATCGGGTCGGGGTCAACACGAGTTCGCCATACAGAACATTGACGGTATCTGGCGACCAGACAACAGAGGGGTTGTTGGAAATTACATCAGCAACACCACAGCTTTTGTTTAGTGTTCCTAGCGGTGGCCTTGATAGCCGCATACATAACGATGGCTCTGGTAACTTTATTTTTGGCACAGGAACAAATAGTACAACGCCAACGGAACGCATGCGCATCCTTTCAGGCGGCGGCATAACCTTCAACGGCGACACTGCTGCGGCCAATGCGCTGGACGATTATGAGGAAGGAACTTGGACACCTACATATAGTGGCAGCACTGCAAATCCGACTGTCTCTTATACGGAGCAGCACGGAGAGTATGTAAAAATTGGTAGACAGGTTATTGCTAGATTTGAATTAAAAACAAGCTCTTTTTCTGGTGGCAGTGGATATGTTAAAGTTGGGGGCTTGCCCTTTTCATCTGTGTCTAATGATGGTGCTAGGGCTGGTATTTTAAGTGTTGGATATAGTCAAGGTTTTGCTTCAAATAATCATGCGCCTCAAACAGGATATATAAATCAGAATATGACTTCAATTATATTAGGACATAGAAACAATGATGCAGGGGCAAACTCTGAACTATCAGGAACATTTACTATGAACAATTTTCACTCAAGTGGAAATAACTTTTTGATGGCAACTTTAATATACACAGCTTAATAACCCGTCTGGAAGTCGGGTCGGACAGGTGGCAATCCCGCCACGATAATATATAAGGAAACAAAACAATGGCATTAACTAAAGAATTTGAATATGACTGCGAAGTAAAAGGCGAACACAAGAACGTCCAAGTTCGCACAGCAACTATCGTGAAAGATGACGGTGTGGAACTTAGTCGCAGCTACCACCGCCACGTTTTACACTGCCGCACCAAGTCAGGTGACACTTGGGGTGACACAGACATTAGCGGCGAAGACGAGGTAATCCAAGCTGTATGTAATGCAGTATGGACAGACGCAGTCAAGTCAGCTTACGAAACTGCAATGGATTCAGCAACAGACCTATAAGGATAACCAATGGCTTCACAGGCACGAGAACTAGCAGATAAGTCTATAGCACCACCAGGTCGCCGCAACCTGATTATCAATGGTGCTATGAACGTGGCGCAGCGTGGGACAAGCAGCACTGCGTCAGATTATCGAACAGTAGATAGGTGGAGAAACAACTTTGGGGGTGTTTCTCTTACGCAGTCGCAAGAAAGCCTTACGAGCGGAGAACCTTTTGATAAAGGATTTCGGAAGTTTTTACGCCTAACACAAAGCGGTTCTTCTGCTGCTGCCACAGATTTTGTTCAAATATCGCAAAGAATTGAGGGTCTAAACGCCGCTGCTTCTGGATGGAATTACAAATCAGCAGGCGGATTTATTACAGCTTCTTTTTGGGTTCGCTCAAGTTTGGCGGGAACGTATTATGTTTATATGCAAACCCGCAGCGGTTCGGGGGACGGCTATATAAATTCACCGTTTACCATTAGTGCTAATACTTGGACTAAGGTTTCTTTTTCGTTTGCGGGTAATTCTTCTTTGAACATAGACAATGACAATAGCTCTGGCATAGAGTTTAGGGTTGTCCCTTATTACGGCACAAACTATACAAGCTCTGCTGTTATTTCAGATGATTGGTATTTTTCAACAAGCTCTGGCGAACTCCCTGATTACGCACAAAACTGGTGTGCAGCTTCTGGTGCAACCTTCGACGTTACAGGCCTTCAACTCGAAGTCGGCTCAGTAGCTACCGAGTTTGAGCATCGAAGTTACGGTGAAGAGTTGGCTTTGTGTCAACGGTATTATTACAAAACTAATACAGACCGAAGGGCAACGTTAGCAAGGTCAGACAGGATGGATGTTCAAATAGATTTTCCTGTGCAAATGAGAACGACACCTTCTATTTCTGCGAGTGGAACAGTGTCCTTTTCCACAGAGCAAGTTGGAATTGATAGTATGACGTTTGAATATGCTGGTGGCGTTTCGGGTGGCAATCGAATTTTACAATCAGCCACAGCAGATGCGGAGTTATAAACAATGAATGAGATGACAATCACATCGGCTCAATATGTTCAAAAGGAAGATGGCGTTAATTTTGGTATTACAGCCACTATTGAGGGGCAGGAACTTCATGCCCCCCTCATTGTTGGCAACCGCCACTATGACGAAATCATGCGACAAGTAGAAGCTGGAACTTTAACAATACAGGAAGCAGACTAATGGCATATATTGGTAAATCACCCGCAGGACTTGGAGTCCGTGCTAGATACTACTACACTGCTACAGGCGGTGAGACTAGCATATCTGGTGCAGATGATAATGGTCGCACGCTACAGTTTACAGATGGCGAGTATGTTGATGTATACTTGAATGGTGTTCTGCTTGTAGCAGGCACTGACTATGGCACAGGCACTGCCAATACCATTAGTGGTCTAGATGCTTTGTCTGCAGGTAACATTGTAGAGATTGTTGCCTATGACATATTTAGTCTTGGCAAAGCAAATACAGAAGCCTTACGCAGACGATACTACAAGACTGCCACAGGCGGAGAGACTTCTATTAGCGGGTCAGACGATGCTGGTCAAACGATTACCTTTGCTGCCAATGCAGAGATTGAAGTATACCTCAATGGTGTAGCCTTGGTTCAGGGTGATGACTATAATACTTCTGCAGCAAATACTGTAGGTGGCTTGGCTGCTCTTGATGCAGATGACATTGTAACTATAGTAGCATACGAAGAGTTTGTTCTTGGTGATGTAGTAAGTAAAAAATCTGGTGGTACGTTTGGTAATAGCATTTCAGTATCTGGCGACCTGACGGTTGACACTGATACGCTGTATGTTGACAGCACGAATAATCGGGTCGGGGTCGGCACGAGTTCGCCTAGTAGTCAGCTTGAAATAAACAACAATGGCTTCGGACACGCAATAGAAGGTGTAAGTGCAAGCAATCTTAGTATTCATAGACTTATAACAGATACGAGCGACACCAATAAATTTATTATCGGATATGGCGCAAGTCATTCAACTACTCCACATCAAATTGCACTGAAAACTAATAACGCTGCTGGAACGGTTGGCCTTTATACGGCTGGTTTAGAACGTATGCGTGTTCTTGCTGGCGGTGGTTTAACATTTAATGGCGATACTGCTGCGGCTAATGCACTAGACGATTATGAAGAAGGCTCTTGGACACCTGGTGTGGTTGGCATGACTTTTGAATT